AATTATGAACAACCACCCCAAACAATAAGGAAAGCACCACATGCGTCCAGTCGACGAGATCATCATCCATTGTACCGACACCAGGCCTGACTGGTGGGAAGGGCTACCTGCCAAAGCAAAGACTGAGGAAGTTCGTCGGTGGCACGTCGAGGAACGCAAATGGTCAGACATCGGTTACCACTACACGATCGACAGAGACGGTTCGATAACACCAGGTCGACCAATGGAACGCGATGGTGCTCACTGCAGAGGCCACAATAAGAACACTGTCGGTATAGCTCTGTTCGGTGGATATGGATCATCAGAAGACGATGGTTTCCTCAAGCACTTCACTCCGCAACAGATGGCATCACTCCAGGACCTGGTGAGCCAGCTGAAGGAGAACTACGCAACCATCAAGAAAACCTCTGGTCATAATGATTATGACAGGAAGGCCTGCCCTGGTTTTAGGGTTTCTCGTTACTTCAAGTAAGCATTAGAAAGGAAGGTGATCTTGTGTCTGTCATAGCTGGATTTCCGGTGTCGATCCCAGAGTTGATCACCATCGGACTCCTGGCTGTAATCATCTATAAAATTAGGTAATCAACAGCCCCATTAAAACATCGGTTCACGTCAGAGTGGATCGGTGTTTTTTGCTCCTGGTTTGACTAACCGACCACCTTATACATAAGGCTTGCATATCGTGCGTCCGTTGATTATTTTAGAGACACGGACGACGTTTCTCAGAATGCGTTGGTAGAGCAGCGGACTGAAAATCCGCGTGTCGGTGGTTCGAATCCGCCCCTGGGCACCACTTAGTAAAACTCTACAGATGTCATCGGAGAGTACGTCAGTCCCTAACTAAAGGAGACTGAAAGATGACTAATGTTGATAAAGCGACAGTAACTCGAGTTTACAGGTCGGATTACCTGTTCGAATACCTTAACCCTGATGCGGAAAGCCCAGGCGACCACGTCGGCACCTATTATCGGGTCACTGCAGAACTGACAGACGGGCGTCGCTACGAGCATTACTGGGGTCTACCCTCATCGAAGTTTTCACACGATGAATGCAAAGAGCGCGTTGATCGTATGATACGTCGCATAGATGCTCATTTGGATGACGGTGGCTCTCTTAACATAAACCACTGGAGAGCTATTGATCCTGTTTATGGCTCAGAAGCTTGGGAGCGTTTCGAGCGTGGTGAGCTTTCCAGAGCTGCGGAATACATCCGTGCTGGCGGTAACCCAGACGCATTATCCGACACTGTCGCTAGTTATCTTTGAGGAGACTGAAAGATGGCTAAATTTAGCAAAAGCTTGATGAAAAGTATTAGGCTCTCGGTAGCTTGCTCACTTAATGTTGGACACAAGGTTGACCGTGAGCACATCAGAGACATCGCTGATATTTTGAGCGGACAAGAGTTAGACGCTATCCAGTTAGATATATTGACAGACATGGCTATCGCTGACCTCAAGATTGAGGTGTCGCCATGAAGACTAAGCGCAACAGACGCATCATGAACTGGGCTGGGGACATCTTTGGTGTCCTCAGTATATTCGCTTCGCTGTACTTTCTGATGCTGCTTGCACATGGCCTCGGTTACTAAGATTTGTTTGGGAGAACAATCATGAACTTCATCGATTTTGTGAACACAGAGGGTCCCCATATTTGGAGCGGCAAGCACCTGGCTGAGAGCACCGCCAAGATGCACCGTTTCGCTGAATACGAGGGCGTTGGTTTCAAAGACATTACCGATGTCAACGCTCGCGACATCCAGGCCTTCAGTATCCACCTGAAGGACCAGGGCCTCTCAGAGAACACAGTCAATCACTACAAGGCTGCTATTAGCGCCATCCTGAAACATGCGCTCGACCTGGAGGAGATCGACAGACTTCCAAAGATCAAGTTCGCTAAGGTTCGAACCAATCGTGTCCGCTACATGTCAGAGGATGAGCTCTCGAAGCTCGATGCTTTCCTGCGCGACTACAAAGGCGGCAGTTACTGGTGGATGCGCCACATGTGCACCATCGCAGTTAACACTGGTATGCGCCACGGAGAGATCCTGTCGATCACCCCAGACATGGTCGAGGTCAAAGGTGACATGTGCATAGTCCACCTGACGAACACTAAGAATGGTGATGATCGTGACGTCGTCTGCGCTGGTAGGACCTTCGAAGCTATCAAGGCTCTCGAGTTCAACCCATCAGAGCACTACAGCCACCGCAGGTTCTACAATGCCTGGACTGAGGCTCGCTATCGGATTGCCAAGAATGACAAGGAATTCGTCTTTCACGTACTTCGTCATACTGCAGCCACTAAGATGGCAAACGAGCTGAAGTTACCAACAATCACTGTAGCTCAACAGCTAGGACATCGAAGTCTCCAGACGACGGCCAAGTACGTCCACCAGACACCAGAAACGCGGGTGGAAATAGCCAAGCTCATGGGGTCCTAGAGACCCCTTTTTCTTACCATTTTAGGTGCGACCACTAACCGACCCCCTTAGAACACAACTTGGGAGATACTTATGAAATTGCATGAGGACCTTCAAACGTCACTCGAGCAAGATATGATCCAGAGAGGTCATCAGAGATACGAAAGACGCCAGGAGAAACTATCTCCAGCTCAACGACAAGTTCCCCACAAGCTCATAACTGAAGCTCTGCCAAGAGTTTCGTCCACCATCGCTAAATACCTAAAAGAAGACGAACAGAGGTTTGACTGTGGCAGAGGCCGAAAGTCTGAGTGGTACGACATGCTCATTGGGTTAAGTACAGATACCCTAGCCTACATCGGTCTGAACTCATGTTACGAGAACGTCCTGAAGCATAACTCCTTGGCTGGATGTCTTTCCATGATTGGTTCCAGGGTGGAGCTTGAGGTATGGGCTGATGATCTTGAGGAGTATGACAGTAGTCTCTTTAAGCGCCTGGTGAACCAGGTGACTAAGGATCACTCTAGTGAACGCTACAGAATGAAGGCAGCTAGGATCATAGCATCTAAGGCTGGCTTTCAGTTCTCGAAGTGGGGACGGAAAGACAAGGTCAAAGCAGCATCTCCAATACTGTCAGCTATCCTAGAGGTCTCTGATTTATTTGAGGTGGTAATCGTCGAAGAGAACCTAAAGACCCATAGAACGTTAGGTCTAACTAAAGAGGCTGAAGAACTCTTAAAGCATCGTCTATTCGATGCATCCTGGACCGAACCAATGTTTGGACCTTTAGTGGTACCACCTAAGCCATGGACCGGGTTTGAGACTGGTGTCTACCAAGACCCAACTCTATCAGCTCTAGTTCCTCTAGTTCGCAAGTCCACTGCAGAGCAGAAGAAGGCCATCGAGAGGGACTTTGAGAAGCACGGAGAGCCATTGTACGTCAGGGCTCTGAATGCGCTGCAGGCTACCCCTCTACGCATCAACAAACGGGTTCTTGATGTCTTAGACTACTGCGCTCAAGAGAAGCTTAGGTTTGGTAAGTTCCCTGAGTTAGAGCCACCTGCATTCCCTAAGCTCCCAGAGAACTTCGAAGAGCTACCTGAGAAGACCCAGAGGCAGCTGAAGCGGGACCAGAAGGACTGGCATATCAAGAGGCGGGAGAGTGTAGCTAACCTGGTTGTCATGAACGATGACCTTCGAACCGCCAAGAAGATGGCAGAAGTAGACAGGTTTTACATTGGTTGGTCTTATGACTTCCGTGGCCGGATGTACCCGACTTCAAGCTTCTCTTACCACCGAGACGATCACATCAAAGCTCTCTTCGAGTTCGCTAATGGTAAAGAGATTGGCGAAGAGGATCTTGGATGGTTGTCTATCCATTTAGCTAATGTTGGAGACTTCGATAAGATATCCAAAGCAAGCCTCGAGGATAGAATTCAGTGGGTCAGTGACAATGAAGACTGGCTCATGGAGATCTACAAGAGCCCTGAGACCACCACAGATCTCTGGACTAAGGCTGACAAGCCGTTCCAGTTCCTTGCAGCGATATTCGCATACTTCGATGATGACAAGCAGTACCACCTACCCATCAGTCTCGATGGTACGAACTCAGGTGTCCAGCACTACGCCATGGCTCTCCGGTCTGAAAAGGACGGGCACATGGTCAACCTGGTACCCTCAGATGAGTGCCAGGATGTCTACCAGAACGTAGCAGACCAGGTCATCGAAGACCTTACTGAAGATGGAACCGATGACGCTCAACTCTGGCTGGACTTCGGTATCACCAGGTCCACCGTGAAACGGAACGTCATGACTTACGGCTACTCTAGCGTCGAGCGTGGGTTTGGCGATCAGATTATCGAAG